AGAGCCATTTAAGTATTCCTCCAATTTTTTACCTGCTGGTGATAATGTTACAATATATGAAAATACAGATGCTAATAATGCTGTACAGAAAGCTTCTGTATATTCATTACCAAAATGTGATGGGTGAGATATTAGATCAGCAATAAAACAACCCACAAACATTAATACAGGTAATTTAAAATGAAATTTATAAGGTATAAAAGACAATATGACTACTATTAATCCAGTTATAACACCTGTTTTAGTAGCTATAATAGCATGTTTACTTGTAAGGCTCGGAATGTTCCCTTGCACCATAAAAATCATGCAAGACAACCACGCAAGTGACAACTTGTGAAAAAACAAACTGATTTTTCTCTTCAACATACATTACCTGTCGAATTTAGAAATTATGCTATTCCATACCGCTTTAATTTTATTACAAATAGTTCTTACTACCCATAATACTTTTTGCCATATCTTATTTAACATTTCCATCTCCTTCTAGCTTGTCTTAGTCTAGAGTTTGGATCTTTAGCAGCTTTTGGAAACTTTTTCATTTGACCTGCACTTCTTGCACAGAATGATTTACGTCTCTTTGCAGCCTTTGATCCAGGTTTTACTTTTCCTGTAACTGCTGTTCTAAGTTTAGAACCAGGATTATCTCTCCTGTACTTAGCTACACCAGCTGCTGTCATCCCCGCTCCACTTTTTGTAGAACGAAAATATTTTTTATTACGTGGAGGCATTACATCTCCTCCACGTTTATAGCCCATAATTTCTATTCGGCCATTTCTCATCTTACGTAAATGTTATTGTTACTCCACCAGTACCAGCAATAGTAGCATGTATACCCTCAGCAAATAAAATTCCGTTGCCTGGAAGATACATATCTAAACCTTCAGTACCAAATAAATAAGTAGCTACTGTAGTACCAGATGCGCCACCACTTTTAAAAATGATAGAACCACTAGCATTACCTTTGGCTTGAATAGACGTTAATCTAGCCCTTTTAGTTGTAGCAACCATTTGCGCTGTACTCGTTGCATGAGCACTCGACTGGTCTGATGAAAAACTTGATCCACCCATAATTTTTATCTCCTAATTAGGAGCTCCCAAAGGAGCTCCAGTTTAATTAACCTTTATTGAGCATCAAAAGGTGTTGCAATTGTTCCGTTACCAAGTAACTGACCCTCTACAGCATATAAGTTAGCTGCGATTGCAGTAAATTTGATTCTTGAACCTTTAAGACCACCTGTGGTAGCACTTCCAGCTTCACCATTAAGGTTAACTTCATTGTCACCAGTTGAAACTTGAAATTGTTTACCAGCTACAGACGCAGTAATACCGACTGTAGCAGCACCAACAAATTTGTCAGCTGTGCTAGCAGTCTTGATAGTTCCTGTGAAATTATCAATGAAAAGAATTTCAAAAGTTGTACCAATTGTGCTTGCGTTATTTGGATCACTTCCCGGTCCAGCAATAGCTGAATCAGCAGTTGATACAATCGCAGGTATTGTTATTGCAGTAGGTGTTCCTGCAGGGTCCATTGTTACTAGTCTTCCTGCGTGATCAGCAACATTTAAATCTGTTGCTAAGGTAACAGCTTTAACTGCACTTGGTCCTAAATTAATAAAACCATTTCTTGATCGGACTGGTCCGTCAAATGTTGTATTTGCCATAATATTCTCCTTTGTATAGCTTTGTTTTTGTAGTCTCTATACCGTCTGCCTAGCCAGTCTACAAAAAATTTATTCTAGGGTTATTCAATTATACATAAAAAAAGGGGCGATGTGAACACTATGCTGAAATTAAACAGTCTCCAGCAACAACAACTCTGTCTTTATGATTTTTTCCTGTTTGGGGGCTGTGTTCATATCTAGAATCCCATAAATACAAATGATTTTTTTTAGGTTTTAGTGTAAAAACATTATTTTTATCTTTGAAGACAGTTCCAAGATCTGTATCTGATAAATAAACTATGAAAGATATTTCTTTGTTTTTGAAATCTCTTTGATGATTATGCCATTCATGTTGTTTTAAAATTGAATTTTTTTCTTGAAAATATACCCACATTCTCATGGATAAATTAAACTTTTTTTCATACATTTTGAAAATAATTGATGCAACTTTTTCAGCAAAATTTAAAAAATCTTTATCTTTCCATAATTCACAATCACTTTGATGAGGGGGGTGTGTGCAATTATGTTTATCACAACATGGATGTTTTTTTAAATATTCTACAGCTTTTCTTTCATAATCTTTTTTATTAAAATAAACATTAAAGTCATGTTCTTTGAAAATAAGCATTTGATTTAGTTAACATAAAAAAAGGGGCAGTGCAAATTAATGCACCGCCCCTTAATATTTAAATACTGTTAATTAGTATTAGCTAGTTGGTAATTTACCGTTACCAAATACACATCTTGGATCTGAGAATCCAAAAGAGTATCTTTCTCTAGCTTTAAATCTAACATTACCAGTATCGAAGTCACCTTCCATCGCAGTTTTAATCGGGCTTCTTACGAAGTGTTTAAAACCGTTTGGTGCGTCAGTCAAGATAAAGAATGAATCAGTATCAGTTAGGTAGTTGTTCACTCTGTAACCTTGAGGAATCATACCCATGTTAGCTAATGCATTGATATCATTGTCTGCTGTGCCAACTCTTTGAGGTGATTTCATCAATCTTTCAGCTGTGAATTGTAATTCTTTTGGAATTATCATTTTCACACCATTAAGAGCGATTTTTAATCCTCTCTCATCAACGAATGCTTGGATGTCGATTAAAGACTGTTCCAAAGATGTTTCGTTAAGGTCAGCTGCTGTAGCCAATACGTTTGAGAATTGACCTCCTGTTGCTAGTGGGTGATTATTTGCAATTAACGGTACTCCGTCACCACCAGTTACAGTTGTCACTTGCGCGTTGTTTAATACAGCGGCAGCTTTGACTTGTTTAGTGTTCGACATAGATCTTGCTAATGCTCTAGTGTATCTAGCAGCAAGTCTGTCGTATAGGTTATCTTCGATAGCTTCTTCAGTAATTGAGAATGCTAAAGCGATAGTTTCGTGTGTGTATCTAGCTGTGAAAGTTTCACCTGCTGTATCAAACACAACTCCTGCACCTTCTGCTTTAGTTGGTGCTGAAGCGAAACCGCTTAACATTACTTCTTCTTCAAAAGCTCTGTCAGATGTTTCAGACGGGAAAATCTCTGCGTGTTGATTTTCATATCTGTTATATTCCAGGCCGAATAAAGCATTCAAACCTGGCTCTAGTTCTTTGACTAGTTGTGATCGTGATATTGCCATAGTTATTCTCCTCTATTATGCTATGCCTGTTCTGCTTCTATATTGGTGGTGGTTTATTCTCACCAAGATATTAGCGTTTGATGTTGCAACGTCTGAATTGTTAGGATCTTGCGAAATATCAATCGCTTGTAATACGAATGATACTGTAGTTCCTGAATTCGAAACGTCTAATTGGGTTTTTGAAAGCCCAGTTTGCGTTACACCTGTTGTGTTCGTAACAGCGTAGTTTCTGTAAAGATCGGCTCTTGCAAATACTGCATCAGCATCTACTAAGAACACCGCATCTGGGTCATCTACAACAAAAGCTGTTATGTCACTCGCAGAAATACTACCTGGGTAGTAGTTTCTGAAAGTTGGCTTTTGAGTAGTTGGATCAGTGTAGAAACAACCATTGAACACACCCACAACAGCAGTAGACAATCCAGCGTCATTTGCAGCTGAGTATCTTTCAATGTTTCCAGTAGAAACAGGAACTACTAAGTCCCCTTGATAGATTGCAGTTGCGTATCCGCTTTTAATTGTGTATCTGTTCTGAGCTCCAACTAAAGGTGTACCGTCTAGTTTTCTGTACGGTCTTAGACCGAACTTTTCACTTACGTTTGCCATAGTTTTTGTTCTCCTATTATATTAACAATTAAAAGTTACTTATTCGTGGGTAGATATTTCTAAAAAATTAGTTTTTATTACTTCTACCACCAAAGGTAACTCTACTTTGCCTATCAATATTGATCGGCATTTCAGGTCGTTGTTCCTTCATAAGATCATTATCAACCGCGTTTATTTGGTCTTGAGTAATACTTCGAAAATACTCAGCGCGAGATTTTAAGATCTCTTCAGGTATCCTTGCCAACACAAGGCCTCCAATTCCTATACACCCTTCATATTGTCCCTGTTTAACGATTGGATATTTGTGTATATCAGGTGAGTTTTTTATCTCCTCTGCTCTAACAAACTCCCAACCTTCTCTTAGTTTTTTTGTTACGTTAGCCGTATCATCAAAACCAGCCACAGATGTTCTTATCCAACGATGGGCAAAACCCTGTGGTGCAGGTGGTGCATCCAAACTGGATGGTGGAGTCCAGCTAGTTTTTTGCATATTTGCTTTTCTACTATCTGACTCGCGTGAGGTTCTTTTATCATTATCCATTTGCATTCTCCTTCACGTATTTTGCGTACTCCTCTAGTGGCACTCCTAATTTCTTAGCAATAGCTATTTGTGAACGAGTGAGTTTCACTGATCTGCGTCCGCTTTGGTTTCTTTGGGCAGAAGCAACAGTCTGGACGGGTTTCTTTTGCTCCTGTTTTTGACCAAATTTATGAGGAAAATTCTCTCTCATAACTTTGTCTATCTCATTATAATACTCATCACTCTCTGCGTCAAACCCCTGGTCGAGCAAATCTTGGTGAGCTTGAAATGCAGCACTTGTCATAAACTTATCAGTTCCAAACCATTCATTCTTCTCCGCCCAACCTTTTGCTTTAGGGGATGGTTCAGCATACTGAGGCTGAGGTGCTTGCGTTTCTTGAGTCGGTTGTTTAGTAGGAGCCTTAGCTTCTACTTCTTTAGAAGACATTTTAGCTTTTTCTGCTTCAACTGCTAATGTTGCAATTCTAGCATTAGCTTCAGCAATCTTTTCTGCATCTTGTTCTGCTATAGCATCTCTTAATGCAGCTTTAGCTTTTGATTGCTCTGCTTCTACTCTTGCAGAATACTGCTCAACATAACTTTTTGTTGTTTTATTAAATCTTCCGTTAAGGTCATCATATTTTTTTTGAATACCTTTTGCAAAATCTAAAGCAGCTTTTTCTCTTCTTTCAGCTTCTCTGTATCTTCTAGTTAACTTATCAATTCTTTTTTTAACAGAATCAGAATAATCAGCTAAATCTTCTTTAGGTTTTTCTTCTTCTTGTTTTGTTTCTTTTATCTCTTCAACTTTAATTCCTTCGATACCTTCAGATTTTTCATGTTTAGTATATCCTAAATCAACTTCTTCTCTTGGTAAGTCAGGTTCAGTAGATTCTACTTTTTCTTCTTTGACTTCTACTGATTGTTCTTGAATGCCATCTGTATCTAATTCAACTTCAGGCGATTTTTTTATTTCTTCGTTCTGTGTTTCCATAGTAGCTCCTGTTTTTGCGTATGTGATTAGTATGCGTGCAAGATATCCTCTGGGTTTTTAATTTTAGCGATTATCTCGTCATCGTTTAGAATACGGACTTCTCCGCCTTCTATTTTAAATCTAGATCCTGCATAACGTCCAAAAATTATCCAATCGCCTTGTTTGCACCAAGGGCCATTAGGAAATTTTTCTTTGTCTTTGTAGGCTAGATCTCCGACTTTCAATACATATGCACATACGGTTGTCATCTGTATTGTGTCTTGAGTTGTATCAGCAAGATAAAGACCACCTTTAGTTTTTTTAGGACCAGCGTATGGTAAAACTAAAAGTCTGTAACCTGTTGGTTCAGGAAGTCTACTTAATAGATCTTCATTACCTTCAACAGCTTTTACATCAAGCCTTGTCTCTTCTATTTCGTCTTTTGATTTGTAGTTATCTAATAAAGCTTCGGTACGTTTAGGTATTTCCGTCTTCGAAACCTCTGAGTTCTTTGTCATTTAGCTCCTGTTGTTTTTCCTGCAGGTCTTTTAGATCCTGTAGCAAGGACTCAATGCCCTTGATCTGTCCTCTAATATAGTGAAGATCATTAGTATTGTCAACAGAGTACACTAAATTATCTTTTAAAGTTTCAACTCTCTTCGTTGCAACTCTTCTTACAATTCCGTAATCTACATCAGCCATTTTTTTCTAACAAAACTTTATTGTCCCCTACTTCTATTGTTTTAAATCCCCAATTTTCTAATACATGGGCTATTTTATCCATTCCATAATATTTAAAATCATCAAATATAAATCTTGTGTGTTTACCTGATCTATCAGCAAACCATATAGCTTCTCTTAAAACATCCTTTGTCGTATGAGGTCCATCAAAGAAAACAAAAGAAAAAATCATTCTTTTGTAATCATCATCGTTCATAAAATCTATATCTGTTTTATTTACAAAATGATATTTTCCTCTTCTTGTATAATCTTCAAAGTCTTTAATCATTTGATCTCGCATGGAATCAGGGTAGGTTGGAGGTTTTCCATCAGTTGTCCCTTCCCAATAGTATTTTTCATCGTTATCAAAATGTTTGTATTTAATATCACCATAAGGATCTACACCTATGTGAAAATAATTATTGATTACATTATCCATAATTATTAGAGATCCTTGTCCTTCTCTTACACCTATTTCACAAGAATAATGACCTTGGCAGTCAAAATTTTTAGACCACTTATCTAATAAATGGTAATCACCACTGTCTCCTCTAATCATGAGAAGTATTTATACTTTTTTAAAATATATTGCAATGCTATTTCTTACCGTTACGGAAGATTTGAGTACCTTTTATTCCGTAAATCGATGCTACTACAAGAATCCACAGATTTGTAAACCAAGATGGTAGTTGCGAAAACATTTCAAAAAATAATTTTACTTTATCCATCGCAGTTGGGTCGTCTGATACGACTGCCCATGCAAGTACAGCTACTGGAGTTGACAAGATTATAAGTACCGCCTCGTCTTTCCAGTCTGATTGTCTAGCTTCTAACAATTTGCCTTGATAAGCTTCCTCACCTCGAGCTTGTTTTTCAGCATGAAGTAATTGTGCCTCAGACATAGCCATTTTTGCTTTTTGTCTATTTGCGTATATCTTAGATCCAGCTTGTGCTGCTAATTTAATTGCTTGTAACCACATTATTTAACTCCTGTAAATTTCATACCTTTGATAGCCGCTCCTGCTCCTCTAACACCATCAGGTCTGTGAGGACAAGTCATTTCACCACCATCTTTAAATTTAAAATATCCTTGCCCTGTTGCTATCTCTTTTGCTTTTAATTTTTTCTTTCTTTTCTTTTCCATTAAATCACGAGCAATTTGTGCAGGACTTCTTTGCCCTGAAACAACTACTTCCATGATTGTTTTTTTCTTTTTACCTTCACCCCCTGAATTTAATTTTACGGGTGGGACTTGGGGGTTAGGGCCTCTCAATGGTGGAGGCCCTGATCTTTTGCCAGAAACTTTACGCATTTTTCTTTCTCGCTTCCGATAGAGCGATTGCAATAGCTTGTTTTTTACTTTTTACTTTCTTTTTGCTTTTGCCAATATTAAGTTTGCCTTCTTTGTATTCTTTCATCACTTTAGAAATTTTTGCTTCTTTTCCTGTTTTAGCTTTCATAGTTCTTAATTTAGCAAAGTCGGGAGCATCAATTTCATTTGGATTACCTGCCATAGCAGCAATCTTTTTTTGTTTTGGCGATAGTTTAACAGCTTTGCCTGTTTTCAATTCTTGTATTTTTAAATCTTTTGCTGTAATTCTTTTTGAAGGCTCTCTATCTCTTTCACGTTTATAAGCTTCTTTAATTTTTTTTGCTCTTTCGTATGCTGAAACAGTGTCTTTAGAACCCTCACTATATTTCATCATACCACCAGCCATTTTACCTGTTGGTTTTGGCTTTGGTTTAATACTTGTAATAACTGGGTATTGTAGATAATTTGGTTTTAAACCTTTGTATTTACTTTCTAGTCCTAGCTTTTTGCTCATTTTGCTCCAATTTCTGACGAGCTACTTCTAAACGCTTGTCAGCTTGCTCATCTTGTTGTTCTAATTTTAATTTATCAAACTCAAGTCGATCTTCAAATTGATCTTCTTGGTTTTCCATCTTCATTGTACCCTCTTGAGCCTTACGTTGTAAATCCATGGCTCTCAAATCTAGTTCTCTTTGTTTCAACATAACAACTGGGTCTGCTTTCTGCATATCTGCCATCATTTCGCCTTGTGCTAGCTGTGTAGTGATCTCAGCAACTCTTTTTGCTACTTGTGAGTCAAACATAACCTTAAATTGTTGTGGATTCTGTTGTGCCATCTCTGCCATTTGTGGATTTTGTTGCATTGCAGCGTTAACTTCTAAACTAGCTTTCAAAGAAACGTGTTGAGAGATGTGTCCTTGTAAATTTGCATACACAGGAGGGTTAATTTGCACCATTCTAGTTCTCATAAACGCAGAATGGGCTGCAATATGTGCATCATGGTCTTGTTCAGGGTATGCCATGAGTGGTTTCATCTGCATTGCCTCCATATTTTCCATTGCTGGGTCTTTTGGCATCTGTTGTTCTTTAGGTTTTAGTAATTCTGGTATTTGTTTTGCTCCTAAAGCTTCATAAACACGTCTATATGCTTCATGCATGTTGTGAATTTGTGGATTTGACTGAGCAATTTGTAATTGTGTCTGTGCTAACGTCACTCTTTGTGACATTGAGAAGATATTTGGGTCTGCAACAGGTATAATATCTACTCTGTCGTCAAAATCTACTAATTTTATCATTCTTTCACCACCATAAACTGCGTATGGATACTCAGGTGGTAGATATTCTTGTATAACTTTTGCTAAAAGTTGAAATTCTTCCTTCATTGCATAGTAACATCGCTTGTGAATCGCTGACATTACTCTAGAACCACGTTCTAATAGAGCAATTGTTGTTCCAACTGCTGCTTGTTGGTTACCTTCACCTACTTGTGTGTCTGCAATTGACGCAAATCTCTTACCTGCATCAACACAAAAGCCTAAAAGATTGAATAAAGTTGTGCTTGGTTCTTTAAAAGGTAGTAATTGAAACTGATCTCGTATGTTTCCGCCTGGTGCATCCACGTCTCTGAACTCACCTGGCTGTATTGGTTGGTCGTCATCACGTATTCTCATGCCTCTTGCCTTAAATCCTGCTGGTAAATTCGATAATGTACCTGCATCAAGTAGTTGTCTAAGAGCAAAAGTTGCTGTTCGTGACAGGCCACCGATCATGTGAATCAATCCAAAGCCGTAAAAACCTAAACCTGGTAAAAATTTGAAGTGTGTAAAATATTCTTTTCTTAAAAATTTAGGATCATCTTCTTTGTAGTTTCTGTAAATAGATAAAATTTGTCTTGTAGACTCTTCAATAGTTACAATGTAAGGAATTTTTATATTAATTTTATCTTCTTCGTTTTCTGCAATGTAATCAGAAAGATCTAAATCAACATGCATTTCTAAAATGGTATAAATAGAATCTTTTGTTTGTACAGGTTTGATACCTTCTAGTTCATTATACTTATCTTGAACCTTGTCTTCTTTCTTTTGTGGTTTCATTAAATCAATTTCTCTGTAGAAACCTGATGCCATTTTTTTAAGCAAGTCATTTTCTGATTGTTTGATAACGTGAGTAATTCTTGGAGCTTCTTTTAGATTAGTTGCATAATATGGAACAACTAAATCTTCAGCTGGTACAAATTTAGATACTGCTCTTTCAAGCATTGCATCATAGTAAACTTTTTTAAATGTAGATCCTGCAAGAGGTAAATAAAATAACATCTGATCAAACTCTGGAGTATACTCTTCCATTTTCTCCATGATCAAATAGTTCATGTAGTCTTTAACTCTGTTAGATTGTTCTTCAACTTGTTGATTATTTAGTCCTACGATTTGTGTTTTTACAGGACCATCGCTTGGTAATAATTCTTTATAAGCTTGCGCTTGAAACTGAGTTACGGCTTCAGCTAATAGTGGATGTGTTACACCTGAAGCTCCTCTGAAAGGTTGGTTTCTTTCTTTGTATTTAAATCCTAATAAGTCTAGACCTTTTGTGTAAGTCTCTTCCCATTCTTTTCTAGACTCTTTGTCGTTTTGATATTCTGTAATTAAATCAGAAGCTAATTGTTTAAGTGCTCTTTCATCAACTGTATCTGCTACATTTGAAAAAAAGTCTTGAGGCTGAGACTGCTCTTGTTCTTCTCCTTCTTCAGGAAAGGTAACAACAGCCTCTTCCTCTACATCAACTTCTTCGTTGATTGGATTATTTTTATCTATTTCAGCCATATGTTATGTAATGATAGTTCTTCTCTTTTTTCCTAACTTACATCCTTTTGCCATTACAGTAGTTTTAGAACCTGATTTAAGTTTTGAAACTCCACCTGCATCAGCAATTCTTCCCATCTTTGACATAAAGTCTTTCTTTTCTCTCATGGCTTTAGCCATAGATTCAGCAGCAGATGCATCGCCAGTTGCTAATGATATACCTTTTCTAGCAAAAGGATCTTTAGAAAAAGATTCCATGTTTGGTTTTTTACCCATCTTGGACATACCATATAGAGCAGCTCCAGCTACAGCAGCTTTGCCTAATCTCTTCATTGCTTTTTTTAATTTTGACATTTTACTCTCCTATAGGTTTATCTTGAGAGTGTAAAGCATTTTGTGTGAGAAATCTATATTAGGGACTTAAAAATGTTAGTGCTATCAACCAAACCACCAGTCTTCATGTAAGCCTTCATAGGCAATAAAAATTTATCTAATACTTGGTTGTCTGCGATAAGTGTAGGAACTTTTATATAGTTATCAGGGTTAGTTGGTATCATTCTGACAATTTTAAAATTACTTCTGTTCTCATTAAACACATCAGTAACTGCATCTAGTAAATCATCTGCTTCTCTTTCAGTGCTAGCTGCAGCTATGTGGTCATCGTATTCGTAAACATCTCCTATTTTTCTATCGTAAGCTGCTCTTCCGTCTCTAGCCATTCGACCAAATTCTTGGTTTTCAGAAGACTTGTATGTTCTAATAATTTTAAATTCTTTGTTAGGATTACTTTTTGGCATATCAAATTGTTCAAACTTAGCACCGTATTGTCTAGCAATTTTTTTCAATACCTTTGGATTTACTGCAAGATCAGAAGATTCTTTTATCTTACCGTCAGCAGTTTTTCTTACAGCTTTACCATTCATCAAACCATAGTTAAGCTCATCTCCAATTTGATCTGGATTAGGCATCTTCACACCTTTATTCATCGGACTTGGTACAATAGATATTGCATTAATTCTACGTTCAGCCATATCTCTTAAAATATTTTTTAAAGCAAAGTCAGCGTATGATCTTGATAAAGGCCCAGCTGTTGTTGAAAACATCTCTGCTCCTGGTTTACTTAATTGAGAGATAGCTTGCTTATCTAACTGATTTAATTTGTAAGTTAATTGAGCAACTTCTTGTTGTTGCTCTCTTGTTAAACCTGCTGCGCCTCTGCCTAATTCTCTATAAGGTTCTAATTTTTCTAATAAAGCATTTCTTTCTTTTTTAAGAATATCTCCTTGTATGTTTGTATTAAAAGGATTTATTTTATTTTTAAAATAAGATGCTTTTTCTCTTGAATCAAATTGAGGAGAATGAAGATCTGTTTGTAATTCAGATACTCTTACATGTCTCGCATTCTGTCCAAGTTTAGGATTAGGTAGATCATCATATCTTACAAACCCAATCTCATTCTTCATGTAGTGAGGACCATTTACATATGAAAACTCTCCTGATCTTGTATTCGGAACTCTACCTTTAAAATAAATAACATC